AAAGCCTGTGGATGATAGAAATGATGGTGTTTCTTCTTTATCTGAAGGAGATGTTTCAGTATCGTTCAAGACACCGGCAGAGGTATATTCCACACTCCAATCTGTTAATTCGATTACTGATAATTTTATTGCTCAACTTAATAGTTTTAGGAGAGTACAGCGATGAAATCAGTATTTAAAAAGATGAATGGTGTGATTGAACGTGTCTGGAATGACCGAGTTACTATTACCGGCGTTAAGAATGGTAAACATGGTCCTTTCAGTGAAGATGAGGTTGTTACTATTTGCGAGAATCGACCAGCTAAGGTGATTTTGGGTGGTCAAAAAACTAGTAATCAATCTGAATTTGGAACTGATCAGTATGATGCTAAATTATTGATTGATAATGAAGTTTCTATCCCTGCTGGAGCGAGAATTACGGTTACTGATGTAAATGGTCATGTTACTGAATATAAGCGTTCTAGTAAAGGGTATCGTGGCTATGTTAGTCATCAAGAATTAGCAATGGTTCGTGATGAAAAAGCTAAGGATGTGATTGATGATGGCATGAGGCAAGGTTGATGATGCTCAGTTTCAAGAATTTGCTAACAAAGTCAAAGGAAAAATTGATTCTGGATTATTGAAACAAGGTATTGAGAAAACTGCTTTAAAAGTAGGAACTCAAGCCCTAAAAAATGTTAAATCGATGACCCCTGTTAAAGAAGGTAATCTGAGAAGGCAATGGTCAGTTATTGGACCTACGTATTCTGGACATGTTTTTGTAATCGAATTACAGAATAACGCTGAATATGCTTCGTATGTAGAGAATGGTCACAGGCAAACACCAGGGCGATACGTTCCAGCAATTGGCAAGCGACTCAAAGCTAGTTGGGTTCCAGGGACTCACATGTTAATGAAAACAATGTTTGAAATTGATGCTCAGATGCCACAATTGTTATCGCCAATACTTCGAGATTTAGGAGGTTTGTTTGATTAATGAAAAGCATTGTTGAGTTGATTGGGAATGAACTTCATAGATTATTTCCAGATGTACAAATTAATAGGGAAAACCGTGAAGGTGGCTTTGAAGAGCCATCTTTTTTTGTTGAAAAAGTGGATACAGGTGTGAAACCTGAATTATTTAATGTTCAAAATCGCAAGTATTCTTATCAAATTGTTTATTTTCCTGAAGTTAAACGACCTAAGGAAGATATGGAGATTGTGGAAGAAACATTGTTGGATAAGTTTATTAATCTATCTGATTATGCAACGCTTCGTAATCGAGAGTTTAATCAATCTGATGATAATACTTTGCAAATGACTTTTGAGGTGTGGATTAGAGCGTACAAGCCGGATGACACGCCAAAGCAAGAGCAAATGAAATTTTATGGAGGAATTGCTAATGACAATTGATACATATAGCAAAGAATCTTTGATCAATAGTGTTGGTTTTTCTCATATGGATAAAGATATTTTAAAAATCGTCCTGGATGATTCGAAAAATTATTCATTACGGGATGCCAAGCGAGAAATAACCAAATTTAAAGGAGGAATCAAGTAATGGGTGGAACTTGGACAACACAAAATAAACGTCGACCAGGTGCTTATATCAATACGATTGGTGCTACACAACCAAAAGCTGATACCAGTCTGGGTCGAACACTTTTGGTCAATAATGTCACTCTTAATTGGGGTGCCAAAGGTGTTACTGAATTAAACTCAAATTCAGATTTTAAGGCTTTATTAGGTGAATCATTAGATACGCCAGAATTAGGAGCTTTGAGAGAAACTTTGAAGGGTGCATTGACAGTGCTTTTCTTAAATGATAACGATGGTGATAAGGCGACAATTTCAAACGATGCTTTGCCTTGGGATTTTACGGCTAAATATCCTGGTACTAAAGGCAATGAATTGCATGTGACGGTTGTTAAAGATCCAAACGATACAACTAGAATTACAGTTTCAACTATTTATGGTACTGAGGTTGTTGATCAACAAGTTATCAGAACAACCACGGCTAAAGGCTTGAAATCAAACGAGTATATTGATGTTGCATTTACAACTGATGAGGTACCTGGTGTTGAAGACAAACCAGCAACGAATAAATTAGATGTGCTTGCGAACTCAACTACCTATGATTTGAGCGGTGGAACAACTAAACCAACTGAAATCACGGGATTATTGAATGAGGCTTTAGAAACCGAGCAATTTAATGTTGTCACTGCTGCAGGTTTTGAACCCAAGAATGAAATTCATCCATTGATTGCGACAGCGGTTGAACGTTTACGTGATGATGAGGGTTATAAAGTCCGTGCTGTTGTACCAGTTTACGAAGGTGGCTATGAATATGATCATGAAGGTGTATCTGTAGTCGCTAATGGTGTGATTTTAGAAGATGGAACTGTAATTGATACGACAACTGCTGCAGGATATTTTGCTGGAATTTCTTCAGCGACTGATTCAAGTAAATCATTAACTTATTCAGAATATCCAGGTGCCATTTCAACAAGTCCATCATTGAACAATGAACTAACGATTAAGGCTTTGAATAGTGGCTGGGTTGTCTTTACTGCTAAACGTGGTGGCCGTGTAGTCATCGAACAAGATATTAATTCATTAACAACATATTCAGACAAGAAACCCAAGGACTTTAGTAAGAATCGAATTATTAGAACTTTAGATCAGATTGCTACTGATACTGAAGATGTTTTTGAAACGATGTTCATTGGTAAGGTCAATAATGATTCGACTGGTCGTGATTTGTTTAAAGCTAATCGAGTTTCTTATATGTCTAACTTGATGAAGTCAGGAATCGTAGCAGACTTTGAATCATCTGATTTAACCGTTGAACCAGGTAATGATAAGGATTCAATCCTGGTCAATTTGGCGGTAACTCCAATTGATTCAATGGAAAAACTATACATGACAATCGTGGTCGAATAGAAAGGAGCAATTAGATATGGACGAATCAACTAGTACAATTGGCAGCTTTTTAAATGGTCGAGACACTATTTCAACCAAAGATGCCAAACTTTACATCACAATTGACGGTAAAGTAATTCCTTTGATTGAGGGAAATAAATTTACGGCCAAATTGGAAAAGAATAAGGAAGATGTTCAAACTCTAGGTAGTCGTTGGAAACATAAGAAAACAACTAGTGTTGAAGGAACTGGTACGTTAGGTGGCTATGTAATTAGTTCAGCGTGGTTGAAATATGCCTTACCTTATATTCAAGGTGGCAAGGATTTATACTTTGAAATTACGATGACTATTGAAGACCCAACGTCACGAGCAGGTAAGCAAACTATTCATTTAGGTGAAGTCAACTTGGATGATATTCCGATTGGTGATTTTGAAGCTGATGATGGAGTTATGGAATGGGAATCAGACTTTACCTTTGAAGAAGTAAGTTTAGTAACACCATTTACGGGGTTTGAAATTTAGGAGGAGTTTTATTTATGGTAGATATTAAAGATTTTTTGATGGCCAACGTTAATACTGAGGAACAAACAAAAGAGGTTAAATTTAGTAGATTTAAATCTCCTTTTGTAATCAAGGCGTTGACAGCCGAAAAGAATTCAGCATTACAAAAGCAAGCAACTAGACGTGTCCAAGATAGAAAGACTCGTCAAATGATTTCAGAAATGAATCAAGAAAAGTACGTTGATCTATTGATCGAGTCTAGTGTTGTATCTCCTGATTTGAGTTCAGAAGAATTGCAAAGATCATGGGGATGTTTAGCTGATCCGGCTGGTTTATTAAAGAAGATGCTATTAGCTGGAGAATATGCAGACCTTGCTGATCAGATTCAAGAGCTATCAGGATTTGATGCTGAAGATATTGATACGTTGGTAGATGAAGCAAAAAACTAACCAAGTCTGGTGGAAATGGAGATTTCAATTATTACTATTATTGTTTGAACGAATACCATTGGACACCAGAAGTTTGGATTAATTTTAATAACCGTGAAAAGGCATTGATTATTGCAGGAATTGATATGAGAAATGCAGAAGAGAAAAAACAACAAAAAGAAGCAGAAAGAAAAGCTAAGTCCAAATCACATCGATAGGAATTAGCTTTTTTATTTTTGGTTAGAAAGGAGGTTAAATATGACGACTATTAGTGCCTCTATCAAAATTTTTGATGGATTTACTGCACCATTAAAAAAATTACATTCTGGGTTAAGTGAAGGTCAATCAGCATTTGGAAGATTTAAGGCTGCAATGAACGGTGGTAGCAGTTCCTTTAATGGATTGAATAAATCCGCAAGTCAGACTGGTGGATTATTTAAATCTGTTTTAGGTGGAACAGTAATAGGTACCGGAATTACTAAAGGAATTGGATTAGCAAGTTCTGGAATTAAATCCATGATGGGTGAATTAAATGAATCTAGTAAGGCATGGCAAACCTTTGATGGAAATATGACTATGTTGGGGAAATCCCCTAAACAGATTGCTAGTGCTAAAGGTTCGATGCAAAAATTTGCTCAACAAACTATTTATTCAGCATCTGATATGGCATCAACATATAGTCAATTAGCTGCAGTGGGTATAAAGGGCACTGGAAAGTTAGTTAAAGGATTCGGTGGATTGGCGGCCGCTTCAGATAACCCGCAACAAGCTATGAAAACGTTAAGTCAACAGGCGACTCAAATGGCAGCTAAACCAATGGTTCAATGGCAAGATTTCAAGCTTATGCTTGAGCAAACTCCAGCTGGTGTTTCCCAGGTTGCAAAAACTATGGGGATGTCTACCAAAGATTTAGTAGCTAGTGTCCAAGATGGTACCGTTGCAACTCAAGATTTCTTTGATGCTATTTCAAAGACTGGTACTAATAAATACTTCAGTAAGATGGCAACACAATATAAAACAGTTGGACAGGCAGTTGATGGTTTGAGAGAAACAGTTGCTAATAAAATGCAAGGGGCTTTTGATCGTGTTGGAAAAGTTGGAATCAAAATGGTAAGTGGACTTACTGACAATATTGGTAAGTTGAATTTTGATTCTTTTGCAGATAAGGCAATTTCTGCCATAGGCAAAGTAAAACAAGTTATGAGTGACCTATTCAGTGGTTTTAAATCTACCGGGGCTTTGGATAATATTAAAACTATGTTTGATGATTTAGGTAATGCTAGAAGTAAGATATTCGGAAAGATGTCTGGTGGAAAAAATAATATTTTTTCACAATTAGGGGCATTTGCCGGCAGCTCTTTATCAGGAGTTGTTAAATCTATTTCAGCCATTGCAAAAGTTATTGGTAATTTGAAACCTTCTACAATTGCAGCATTAGGTAGTGCTTTTGTAATTCTAAAAGGTGGTTTAAAAGGCCTTGTGTTTACAGCCATTATCAATGGAATTAGTAAATTGAAGCCAAGTACTATAACTAAAATTGCGGGAACAATTAAAAATCTTGCAGTTGCATTTATAATTTTGAAGGCAGCTATGAAAATTGGTAGTGGAATATCAAATTTCTCGAAGATGTTTAAAAAAATGAAAACCCCTAAGACGCCTGAAGTTCCAAGTACACCTGAAGTACCAAAAACACCAAAAGCCGGTGGGATTGTTCAATCGGCTGGTGCATACATGAAATTGGGTGCGGCTTTGATGTTTGTTGGTGCAGGTGTTGCATTAGCTGGTGGAGGAATGATGTTAATGGCGATGGCCACTCAAAAGATTGCATCCGGTGGTGGAAAGTCTATCGCCGTATTCTTTGGAATGTTTGCAGCTATTGCATTATTACTTGGCGTTGTTAAATTACTTGGTCCAACTTTTGTTGCCAGTGCGACTGGATTTTTAATCTTTTCAGCGGCACTTTTAGCAATTGGTGTTGCTATATTTATAGCTACTGCAGGTATTTCACTTCTAGCGACTCAACTTCCATTGATCTCACAATATGGAACTAGTGCAGCAGTTGGCTTACTAGCATTAGCTGGAGCAATTGCAGTATTTGGCGTTGCTTCTATTGTGGGAGCCATTGGCGTGTTAGCTTTAGGCGTTGCGATTGCTGTTCTTGGAGTGGGGTTTGTTGTTGGTGCAGTTGGAGCAATTCTATTTGGTGCGGCATTGTTAGTTATTGGTGTAGGTGCCATGGTTGCAGCAGTTGGAAC